GCTCCTAGAGCTCGCGCGCCCGACCCGCGAGCTCCTTCTGTGTCTCGTAGTGATCCTGCTGAGACTGCCCGAGCTTCCCGCCGATAATCGAATTGAGATCAGAGAGCTCGGCGTTCAGATCCTTATGAGCATCGGCGAGCGTCTTTATCTCGCTCGCGGCGATCGCGCTCGATCGCGAATAGTCGTCGATGTATCCAGTTGCTGTCGCTGTCTCGTCTTTCTGTTCTTTCGTGCGAGCTGTCGCCTCGTCGAGAGCGTCTCTGTATTCGCGCAGTGGTCCGCCCACGAACTCCCATAGCGAATGGTGCTGCAGCCCGAGAGACTCGTCGACGCGCCGCCCGGCTTCGTCCCATTCGTCTAGCTGGTCGACCGCGTCGTGTAGAACGTCGACGAGCTCGCCGCCGATCGCGATCCCAAGTCCCTCGACGCTCTGCTTTGTGACGTTCAGCATAACCTCGAGCGTCTCCATTCGGGCCGCGGTCTCTTCGCTGACGACCTTCCCCGTTCTGTCCGCGACGCGCGAGAGCTCGTCGAGCTCGTCCGACGTGCGAGACATGATCTCCGCTACATCCTCTGCAGACCTCCCGAAATTCTTGAACAAGAATGCGTTTCGCTCGACGGGATCTTGAATCTCGTTATACTCTTTGTTGAGCCTTATCAGCGTCTGGTAATTCAGCTGTAGCCCTTCGCTAGTCATCGCCTTTACGACTCGCGTGAGATCTTTTGCTTCTCCGCCAACGAGCTCCCAAACAGCGGCAAGGCGCGACGTGTTCTCGACAGTGTCGCCGGTGAGCGTCGATAGATCCCCCATCGATCCGCCCCATGCGATAGCGGCTCCGATCGTAACGTCGAAACCATCCTTGAGATAACCGAGACCCTGTGTCGTGAGGTCGATCGCGGACTTTAGATCCGTGATCGAGATCTTCGTCTTCTCCGTCGCAGAGTCAAACCCGGCGTATGCGCGAGCGAGATCTGTCACCTCTTGCTGTTGGCTGTCGAGCGCGACTCGCGCGTCGAGCACAGCTCCTTCGAGCGCGTGTTGTTTTGCGGGATCTGTGTTTTTGGCTAGTTCGCGCTGAGCGTCTCCGAGCTTTAGCGCGGCGATCTCGAGATCGTGTTGAGCCTTCGCTAACTTATGCGTCTGCCGTTCCTGACCGTCAATCGCATCGTTAACGAGGTCGAGATCGCGGATCGCGTCTCTGACGAGTGCCCGAACGTGGATATCAATCGGCTCCATAGAATGACTCGCTGATCTCTCGCGCGTATGCGAGTAAGTCGCTTTGGCTCTTGTTTGCTCCGGCCCATTTTGCGAGATCCTCGGCCCTCGACGCACTCGCCCACGCAGATACAACGTCTTCGGCGATCGACATCTCGCGCAGCTCACGCGCTGTCGCTTGTCGATCGCCGAAGACGGCAGCGAAGCCGTATCGCTTCACCGCGCGAGATGCTTCGTAAGCATACGGCGCAACCTTCACGCGACCAGATAGCCAGGCGTAGGTTAGCGCCGCGATCATTTTGGGCCGGAGTTGTCTCCCTCGATATGATCACGAACAGTCTTCAGAAGCCAGAGGTAAAGCTCTCCGGCTTCCTTCTTCGGCGTCGAGGGGAAAGTCTCGAGCGTGATCGTCGAAGGTAGACCCTTGAGCCTCCACGCTTTCACGCACGACACGAGCCCGGGGACCATGACGAGACGCAGCTCGGCGAAACCGATAGCGTCGCCCGACTGAAGCTGCTTCTGTGCAGCGAGGAGCGATCGCTCGTATGCGGCGAGCTGAGGGTAATTCAGGAAGTCGTCGATCTCCAATTCGCCTGCAAAGATCTCGACTGGACAGATATATGTCGTCATGGTCTCTCACGAGATAATCGCGGTGCCCCAAGCCGGAGACGCGGAGCCGCTCTTCACGCGGAAGCTCGCGCTGTACTTCATTGACGCGAAGTCGACCGTGTACTTCGTACAAATGAAGCCGTTCGTCGCCGTCCCAGTGATCCCGAAGACGGGCTCGCCCGTCTCCCAGTAATGCCCGATTCCGATCAAGAGCCCGAGCGCCAGAGGCGTATAGAGTCCGTTGATCGGTTGGAGGACAAGATGAGAGCCAGAGATCGCGGGAGCATTGCCCGATGTCGCGATCGCGACGAGCGGGGAATTGTCGAAAGGCCCGGTGATATCGATCGGGCATGACGGCATTCCGGGGAGCGCGTTCGCGATCGCATCCTGAAATGCTGTCGTGTCCTTCTCTTCGTACACGATCCCGCAGACACTGAGCGAGTCGAAAGCTGGCTCGCGAAGCGTCCCGGTCGAGTCGTCGACAATGAGGCGAGTCCAGCGAGAGACGGTTCTTCCTGTTTGAGCGGCCATTGTTAGATCTCCCTTATGAGCGAGCTCTCACGAATGAGAGCATGAATGTGACAGTCGTCGCCGTGCCGAAGACGACTTGCCAGCGAAGAAAACGATTGACAGTGACAAGACGCGCTGTCGGATTGATCAGCGCGGAAGGCGTCGAGCAGCTCACGACGCCGGTCGTCGCTCCCGCGAGATCGACGAACGATCCGCCGCTATTGGTCGACGCATGCTGAGTCTTGATTGTCGCTGTCCCATTTCCCGCGAGGATCTGAGCGACCTGATAGCCGCCGAAATTCGTAGCAGCTCCGAAGTCGTCGACGCCGATCGCCGCATTGACAGCCGTCTTCGCGACGAGCCCGGGATCGAGGATCACGCCCCAGGGATCAGAGAATGGATTCGGCGTCGCACGCGCTGAATGCTTCCCGACCTCGATCGAGACGAACGATCCGCCGCCGACGTCATGAGCCTGATATTTTAGGAATTCTGGCGAGTGAGAGAAAGAGAAATCTCCCTGAGCGGGAGCCGCACCCATTCCGACCGCGACAGTGATCACCTGAGCGCTCGACGCCGCGAGCGCGAGCGCGTGAAGGTGATTCGTCGTGTTGTCGAGGAAGCCAGAGATCGGCCCGAGTGTGACGTCAGGCGTCCCAGGAAGGACGCCCGAGATCTCGTCTGAGCCGCCCGTCATATCGACCTCGGCGAATTCGTGAACCCCTGATCCAAGATTGACGAGATCTCCCGAGATCGCATATCCCCCGAGGTACGTCCGTAGCCACCGCGAAGATGTTCTCATTTGTTAGCTCTCCAAATGTCGCATGATCTGAAAGAAGATTGACGCTCCATGATAAGGAGCGCCTGTCCCGTCGATCACAGGACCGAACACAGGAGCCCCGCCGATAAAGATCTCTGTCGCTGACGGGATCTGATTCGTTTTGTCGGCGAACTGAGACAGGATGTCGCTCGCGCATTGAGCCATCGGAGCGACGAGCTCGAGCGCGTTCACCTCTTCCGACAGTTTCGCGAAGAAGAGCGCGTAGTGAAGCTCGAACGACTGACTCTTGTATCCATAATCAGACCCGAAAGAGTCGCGGCGCATCGGGGACAGGTTGAAAACAAAGCCGTTTGTTCTCGGCTGGAGCACAGGAAGCGCCTCCTCCGCTAGAGAGAGCTTCATCGTCGAGAGCGTCCTGATCGACAGCATTCGAGCAGACCCGGAAGCATCAACGACCTCGATACTCACTCTCGAAATCTCGTCGACGATCTCAGGGATCTTCAGACTTGAGGGACGCATCAGAAGAAGCTCCCGCGAATGATGGCCAGTGATTGACAGCGCTTCATAATCCACGCCTGAACATCTCGAGGAGTAACGAAGACATTCCCCCCAATATTCTTCGACTCGCCGAGCGGGTTGTCGCGAAGCCGGTTGTATGCGACGACAGCCTGAGTCGCGAGATCCTCGATCGCGGGATTTGTCCATACGAGGACAGACGCGCTCGCGCTATGCGAGGCGGCCGTCGACCCATTCGCGCCGCGCGCGAGCGTCAGCGTGTCGCCGTCTGTCGTGTTGACAGAGACGCTTCTCACATAGAGATACTCTGAGTCGATCTTCACGAGCTGTCCCGCGAAGATCGTCTGAGAGGGAGCGACGACGACGCTCGTCGCCGACGCATTGACCCCCGCATCGATCGCCGCGCCGACGTCGACCCATGCTTCGCCATATCGATCGTGATAACCGAAGACGGCGACGAGCGAGATCGCTCCTTCGGGATCTCCGCTCGTCGACGCCTGAAAGACAGAGCTCCCAGACCCCAGGAGCGAGAGCTTATGCTTAGCGCTGACATTCAGCGGATAAAGACGATAGTCGCTCGCGCTGATCGCTGAGCCGTCTCCATTCGTGAGCGAGAGCACTTCGAGCAAATCGTCATCGAACGCGAGATCTCGATCTGTGGGGACATCGTAAAGGTGAGTCAGGATGCGGGGAGCGAAGACGCGCTGACAGATCGCGTCGATCTGGCGCGACGTCCGCGTTATAAGCTGTGCGATAACGCCGTCGCTCTTCTCGGACGTCGATCCGATGTAGGACTCTCGCACAGCGTGAATCGTCGTGTAATCACCGAAGAAGGACATGGTCTCACGAGTGAGCGAGCTCGCTCACGATCGGCTGTGAGCGAGCTCGCATCAGACAGGATCGCTTAGACCTGTACGAGCTGATCGACGGTCGACCCCTGAACGACGGCACCGAGGGACTTCTTCCCCCAGGCCATGAACAGAATCGCGCCGACGTCGCCCGTCCCGCCGCTGAATGTGGGCGTCACAGCGACATAGCGAAAACCGCCCGCGCTGTCGAGATTCTCTGTGTCGACCTGAACGATCGCGAGCTTTCCGTCATCCGTCGCGGAGAGCCCGTCGATCAGAGCGCCGGTGACGGCTTTTGAGCCAGTCCCGGCGGCCGCAGTCGCCTGAACGACCTGCAGAGTCTGAGTCGTTCGATCGGTGACGCCGACGAGAGCGACGAAGGCGAAGTGCTCGTAGTCGCTCACGTCGATATAAGCGCCGGCCGGTTGGGTCGTCGACCCGACGCCCGAGACGGGAGCGATGATCATCTGAAACAGGATGTTTTCGGAGAGCGTTTCGAGACGCATGATGTGATTTCCTTTCGTGTTCTGATCTGATGATCGATCGCCTTACGACGTCGCGATCTTGAGCGCCTTCATCTGCCAGTCTCGGACGAGCTGACCGCCGACGCGCTTCCGCGCATAAACGACGATCATGTCGCGGAGCGCTTTCACTTCGCGAAGGACTTCGATCGAAAGGCCGACGCGATCCGCGACATAGTAGCCGCGCAAATTCCCGAGCAGCATCGGGTAAGCGTTCGCGGCAACGTCGGGCAGGAATTGATTCGTCAGCCTCTGGTATCCCAGGAGCGAGGGACTGAATCCGTTTCGCGCGTTCGGGAAGTAGTCGTCTCCCGTCCACTGAATCCCCGCGCTCCCTGTGTTGAGCGCGCGCAGAGCCGCAAACGTCTTCTTGTTCGCCATGAACCCCGCGCCCATTTCGTACTGAGGCGGGAGCGCGCCTTCGAGCCCGGTAACGCCCTTGAGTCCGTCCGTGCCCCAAGCGAGCGCGGAAGCCGCGCCAGAGGGAACGTACATCCCGCCCAACGTCGACGCCGTCGACAGATTCGGGTGATTGAGAATGCCGACAGGCTTCCCGATGCCGTCGCCGTTCGTGAATGCGTCCTCTTCGCCGAGCATGAAGCTCTCGCCGAGCAGCTCGCTGATGTAGCCGAGCAGATCGAAGGAGTTGTCTTCCGCCTGAGCGCGCGTGATCACGATCGACGCGATCGCGGTATAGATCGGGATACGGACCTCGCCCGCGACAGGGTTCACAGACTCGCCCACGTCAGCAGCCGGAGCCTCGGCCGTCCAAGCGAAGCGAACGCCCGACGTGTACTTGTCGTCGGTCGTGTACTTCACGGCGGGAAAGATCGCGACGTCACTCCCGACCGCGAACGTGTAAGCATGCGGACGGATCGTCGCACCGACAGCGCTCTTCTTGACGACTTCGGTCCGCATGTCTGGAGGAACCCAGAAGCCGCCCTGACTGTCGATCCCTTCCTGTAGGATCTTCATCGCGTCGCCCTTCAGAGCGGACGCATTCCCGAGCGCAGCCGAGCGAACGTAGGCGTTCACCGCGTCTTTGTACGCGCCCGACTTCAGAGCGGTGATCTTCTTATCGCCCAGGCTCGAGACGCTGTAGAGCTCGCCGCCTGTCGCGCTCTTCTGGCCAGTCGACGGATTCGTGAAGACGTCGACGCGGGACTGAGAGACGCCTTCGATTGCGCCGTCGCGCGCTTCAGCGATCGGTCCCGACCACGATTGACGGACAGCGCTCGTCCCGTCGGGCTGTGAGCTGAAGTCCTGAAGATGCTTCAGCGCGGCTTCGTCTTCGATCGCGCGCTTCGCGTTCTTCGCCTCTTCGATCGCGGTCGAGAATTGCGCGCGACGCTCGTCGTTCCACCCCTCCGAGTCGAATCGCGTTTTGAGCTCGTTCGCTTTCTTGAGCGACGCGCTCAAAGTGTCAGTGAGAGTCGTCATGATCTTGATCCTCTATAGATTGAGAAGCTCGAGCGCGGCGATCAGGCTATCGGGACGGCTGTACAGCTCGTCGCTTCTTCCCGTTCGGGAATCGATCTCCCTCGCGCATTGCTCAATGACGGACTTAAAGACGGGAGACCCGTCCGTAAGCATTCTGGGTTCTGCAGGCGTCGGAGTGAGAGCACACGCAAACCACGGCCAGACCGCGAGCCACGTCGAGCCGCTCTTCGCGCTCTTCCTCACGACATACTGAGGAGCGCTGTCGCTCGAGGAGCCGAGCGCGCGCTTCGAGATCAGCGCGTCGACGGCCTTCCGGTATTTGTGGTTTTTAGAGAGCTCTGCTTCGTACCATCGGCCGATCTCGTCGTCGCCGAAGGTCTCGATCATCCCGATCACGGGAGAGCTCTTCGTCTCGGCTTCCTGTCCGTGATCATAGGTAAGAGGACGTCGAAGCGACTTTAGCGCTTCATCCCAGAAATCCGTATCTCGGGTGAAGAATTCAGCCTCGACGTCGACGAGCCCGGGATCGCCCCAGAGGTGCGAGTATGCGCGAACGCGATTCGGCCCGATCGACTTCGCGGCGACGAGATCCTTCATTCGCTCTTCCTCGATCGGAAGGTGAAGCGACTTCACGTATCCCAGGGAGAGGACGCGCGCGCTCAGCATGGCTTGAGCGAATGGATCTGAGGAATTGAGCGGATCGATCGCGGGAGCTTCGGCCTGAGCGATCGCTTTCGCGTCGATCGCTTTCGTGATCTCGCTCGCCTCGTCCGAGACGTAGCGCGCGAGCTGTTGCATGAGAGACGCGATCTGTCGGACGTCGCGAGGATCTTCGTCGGCTTCCCATGCTTCAGAGGACGTCAGGACAGCCAAGGTCGAGAGCGCTTCGCACGCTGTCCTGACGTTATATGTCTCGCGCTCGATCATGCTCGCGAGGACGCCGTCGCCCATGATTGACTTTATTTCTGCAGGGAGATCAGAGATCTTCATTTCCCCTCGAAAGAAAAACGAGCCGCTTCCACCTTGAGTAGAAAGCAGCTCGTGAGCTGAAGTCTGAGCCGATCAGCGATCAGCTTATACGAAACACGCCGGCCGGGACAGTGTTGAAAACTTGAATAGTCCCGCGCTTCCCGTCGACGAGGATCATAGCACTCCGATCGGACGCGCGCAAACGAGCAACGAGATCGCGAAAGCGCGAGACGTGATCAGGGAGATATCCCTCGCGCGCGAGATCGCTGATCGGGATCTCGACAGGGCCGAGATCGTCGGGATCTGTATTCGTCTTCATAGTCCAGCTCCCGCCATTCTCGCGGCGTCGCTCATGTCGCCTTCCATTTGATCGAGGAGAGACACGATCTCATTGTCGAGGACGTCTCGCAAAGCTTGCCAAAACCCGGAATGTATCTCCGCTTGCCCTTCGCCCAGAGCGTTCCCGATCACATAAACAGAATGCTTCGCGTCGCTCACGATCCGTCCGTACACGCCTGTTTGATTGTCGCCAGACTCGACGCGCGTCCTTCGTCCGAGCTCGCCTGTCCTCACGTATCCGCGAAGCGGGACGCTGTAGGATGTCCCGCCATTGTACGGGACTGCGATCTTCATAACGACGCGAAGCCAGGACTCGAGGCGCCGTCGCGTCAGGCGCGGGATCGCCTGTCCGACCTTTCTCAGGCCGAGCTTCACATTACCCGCGTTCGTGATCGTCGTCGTAAACTGCATGATCGATTCTCCTCACGTCGGCGAGCGTCGAGATTTGAGCGATACGCGACACGTCGACGACGCGAGAGACAGTCCTCTTCAGCCGCGGCACACTCGCCCACGCATCAGTGAATGTCGCTCCGACATCGGCGACAAGATAGACAGTGAATAGCGCTCCGTCGTCGTCGACGCACTCGAACTCGAAGATCTCAGCTTGCAGGAGTGTCTCAATCTTTGGCATTAATCCCCCATTCGAGCTCGAAGAGCTCAGCATTGAGATCCTCGAGCTCGCGCTCTGCTTCAGACATTGACGCTCGACGTGATTCCCATACGAGACGACGCTCGAGGTTCATTGCGTCGATCTCGACCTGATTCGATATCGCCGTCATCAGCGGAGACATGAGGACGTCGGTTCCCGCGAGCTTTTTCAGGAGCGCTTCAGTGATCGGCCCGGGGATCAGATATCCACCGTCAGAGACAGGCGTCGACCGAACACGAGGATCAACGACGTCCATTCAGGATCTCTTTCAGCTCAGCGCGCGAGGCATCGATCGCCGCTTGATTGTGAAGCGCGTCGAGCCGACGCGCTTCTTCGTCGTCGATTAGTCCCCATTCTCGCGCGACATGCTCGAGATCGGCAGAGCTCAGCGCGTCTAAAATGATCTCGCCGAGAGAGAAGGCGGCGTCTTCGAGCATTTCGCGAGAGACGACGAAGCACGACGTCTTATCGCTTTCGCTCGCGGCGTCTGTCCTTGTGACGACGCGCCCGTATCGACGAGCTCCCTCTTCGATCAGCTCGCGAAGATCGCCGTCTTCCCTCTCGGCGACAAGATCGAGCGTCGAGATCTCGACGACAGGGAATCCAAAGAGCTTTCGCTCCTCCCGCTTCTTCGCGACGATCCGGGCTGTATTCGCTCTGATCTCGTCATCGGTGATCACGGGTAAAGCTGTCTCCTTGTCTTCGGACTCCTCAGCGTGCAATCGCAATTGTAGCCGTGACACGCGAGATCCTTCGCGCGAGGAAGCCCGCGCGTCTCGCGCCACCATTTGACGCGGTGAGGCTTCAGACGGGAATTCGCGAGACAGTCGGGACAGTGATCCTCGGTGTCTCCGAGCACCCAGACGGCGAGCTCGCCGTCCTTCGCGCGCAGTCGACCGCGTCCGCCCAGATCCCGAAGCTCCTTCACCCACAGACCGACGCGATCGAGGATCGCGCGCTGACGCACTGAGCGCTGATCGGCGTCGACGCTCTTCGCGGTCGAGACGAACTCGACGAGCCCTTCGACGTGATCGAGCTGCAGATCGACCCAGTCCGCGATAGCGCTCTCGTCGTCGTCGTCGAGATCCTCTTCGCTGAGCTTTCCCTCGCTCATCCCCTCGACATACACGTCGCGCGCATAGTCTCGAGGGGCCGAGCTGAAGACCTTCCTGACGCGCGAGAGCGAGGCCTCGCCGTTGAAATACGCGACGACAGCGCTCGTCAGCTCGACCTCATAGTCTGCGACGATCCCCGAGACCTTCTTCAGCGCGTCGACCCGACGAAGAAGCGACTCGGGGATCGTCGCCCCCAGTCTCTCAGCGATCGTAATCAGATCGCCGAGAGATCGCTCGAGGAATGATCGAGGATCTGTCACAGCTTATCGGCCGCGCTCTGAATCGCCGACGTGAGACGCGCGAGCTCAGCGATCGCCGCGCTCGAGACGTCCTTCGGCCAGTGACGATCGAAGACCTCTCTCACAGCAGAGCGCGTCGCGAGCCCGATCAGCTCGTCGTCATGATCCCATCCAACAGCCTCGCCGACGCGCTCAAGCGCAAGACGACGAAAGCGCTTCAGCTCCTCGCGTTGAGCGTCGACAGGCTTCGCGTTTTTCTCGCGATTCTGGGATCCGTTTTCGTCGGGATTTTTCGCGTCCGCCGGCGTTTGCCCACCCAGGAGAGCGATCGAGGCCTCGCGCGCGCTCTGCTCCTCTTCGCCGACGACGCCGAAGTCGCTATCAAGATTCGTGATCGGCGAGCTCGCGCTGTCTGCTGAGGACACGTTTACGCCGACGAAGACGCGCTCTCCCTCGTCGATCTCGTCGAGGCCGATCTTCCCTCGCGCCTCGTCGCGATAAATGAGATTCGCGCGCGCGAGCCTCTCGACTCTCGCGGCGAGCTTATCCTCGTCCTCGCTCACAGCGGCGATCCCGCTCAAGTCGAATTCGCAAACGAGATCCCCGCTCGCGCCGAAGAGCGGGAGGAGTTGAGAAGTCATTTCGTCGGCGAACATTCTCCACTGCGGCCGAATGGCTTGCGAGTACATTTGCTTAACAGCGGCGTCGAAGTTGTTATACGTCGACGCGCTCAGTCCGACCTTCGCTCCCAGGATGACGGGAGACAGAGCAAACGTCATGCAGATCAGAGCCTCGGTTCGCCCGTCGATCTGGTCGAATGCCATATCCTTGAGAGGCGCCTCGGTCGACCTATACTCGACGCCAGCGCCGAGCACAGCGACACGACCCCATTTATCCGTGCCGCCGTGATTCTCTTCCCACAGCTCGCGCTGTCGCTGAGCTTCGGCCTTCGACAAGATCTGCTGTGTCGTCAGGATGCCTTGAGGGACAGCGCCGCGCTCGAAGAAGTCGCGCAGATACTTTCCCGTCGCATTGTGAACGCCGATGCTCTTTAGCGCGACAGCTGTACGCGACAGCCCGCGCGTAAACGGGAAGAGTGGATCGAAGTCGAGAAAGATCAAGCAGCGCTCGCGAGGGACGTCAAACGGCGGGAGACCTGGTACCTCGTATCGAACAGCGCGAATCGGCGCTTGAGGCCCGCGAAGGAACGACACGTACTGAGCTTGCATCGGCCAAAGGTTGATAGGCTCTCCGGCGAACGATGTCTCGATCTCCCAAACACTAAACCCGAAAGAGTCGATCGACTGAGACGCGGCTCGCCAGAAGCGCGCCTCGCTCATTTCTGGATTTGGCCGATCAATCAACCGGGCGAGAGGACTATCGACGACCTCCCGCTTTGTACGCTTTCCGCGCTGAGGCTTCTTCACGATCGAGAGCGGAGGCTCGCTGATAGCCGTCGCGCGACGATCGATACACGAGTATACGAGCTCGTCGTTCCTGAGTCCGATTTGGCCCAGGTGGTAAGCGCTTGGGGCCGGATATGCGGGAGTGTGCACCTCGTGCCCGGGCCAGAGATTAGCGACAGCTCCCGCGAATCTCTCGTCTCCCTGAATGAGTCGCGTTCTCTGGTTTAGGATCGTGTCAACATACGCCATATCTTGCCCCTCGATCTGAGAGCCTGTGCGCTTCGCTCTCGCTCTTTTTCGACGAATGTCTTCTCGAGGTCGATCATAGCCTCGCCGTCGAATTCTGTCACGAATGATCCGGCCGCATAAAGACGAGCTGCGCTCTCCGCGATCTCTCTTCTGTCACTGGCGAATATACGCTCATTCGATCCGCGAAGCCAACCGGAGCCAGGAATCCAGACGGCGTACAGGAGCGCGTCGACTTGCAAGGGGATAAGTGATGTCATGAGAAGATCTGAAGCGACATGGAAGCAAGCCAGACAGACAACGCCGACGCGATCACCCAGTCGTCGTGAAACCCTTCTGGAGCGCCGTATTTTGCGGGACCGACGTCGCGCTGATCGACCTCGAAGGATGCAAACTCGTCAGCGGCCGCTCTCGGAAGTTTGATCGACTTCTGAGAGAGCTCGATCTCGAGACGCTCGATCATACGCGCTTTTGTCGACGCGCTCGTGAAGAAGCCCGGAAGACCGTCCGTCCCGATCGCGATCGGGACGTCGGCCTCGCGAAGCAGCTCGATATTTGGCTCTCCGATTGAGTTTCGCTCAGGGAGCGCGGCCGAGATATTCCACTTCTTCACGAGCGCGACGATCTTCTCGCGCTGATCGATATAGGACGCGCCGCGCTTCGCGTACCAGTCGACCGCGCGCGAGCATTCACAGCAGAAGCAGAGCGCGATGCTTTGGTCGTTTTGCTTCCCCCAGTCGATCCCCATGACGATCGTGTGCCCGGCGTGATCGCCCGCATCGTCGGGGACGTCGATATCACAGCAGAGATCGACATTCTCGAAGAATGTACCATCGGTCAGGAATCCCGCGTCCCATTCCTGTGTGAACGTGCGAGGCGAGACGCGCTCCTTCGCGAGCTGATAGGCCTTCTGAATTTGCGGGAGCGGATTCGCTGACGTCGGCGCATTGAAAGACGCATAGTCGGCAGACCGCGCGAGGCCTCTCACGTATTCGCGCCAAAACCAATTACGGCCGCGCGGCGTCGAGATCAAGATCGCTCTCCCGTCCCTGTCCGCGAGCGTCGGCATGATCGTTTCGCTGAACACGTCCTCTCGAATGCGCGCGGCCTCTTCGACGATCACGAGATCAAACCACTCCCCGAGAATGCTCACGGGGTTGTCGGCCGTGTAGATCCCGAGCGAGCCGCCCCCAGGAAATTCGATCGAGCGATCGCTCTCCAAGATCCTAACAGAGCGTCTCGCCGTGTAGAGAAGCTGAAGCGCGAATCGCCAGATCGGACGACTGTTCTTGTACGTCGGGACAACCCAGCCGACCTTTGCTCCGTCATTCGCGCAAACGATCGACGTCGCTCCCGCCATGAGAGTCTTTCCCCATCGTCGCCCCATCGCGATCACCTTGATCATAGCCCGATCGAGAAGGATCGCGCTCTGATCGTGTCGCAATTTTGGCAATAGCAGATCCATAGTCGAATGTCCTGACGGTGAGCGGCTTCGCCTCGTCGCCTTCGAGCGTCACTCGATCGCCGTACATGCGCGAGCGCGCGCTCTTCAGGACGAGCCCGATCGCCCATGGCTCGCCCTGCTCGATCGCGACGTCGAGCTTCAGCTCTGCTCGATCGACGCGCTTCTCGTGCCAGTAAGTGAGGACGGGATCGAAGACGTCTTTATGAGCGACGAGGAAGCGCTGAAGTGTGTCGTATTTAACGCTCAGCTTGTCGGCCGCATACGTCTTAAAGCCGCGCGCCTCTTCGAGCGCTTTCAGGACGCGCGCGATCGTTCGCTTCGTGTCGGGTAACTTTCGAGGCCTCGCCATGATTCCAATAACCCCTTATCGCTCGAGCTTCGGCGTCTTTCCCGTTTCGACTTTCCAGCGCTCGAGCGTGAGCGCGACGTAAGCGGGAGAGATCTCGATCGCTCGACACTTTCGATTGAGTCGCTCGCATGCGATCAGCGTCGACCCAGATCCCGAGAATGGATCGAAGACGATCCCGGGCCACGTCCTAACGATCGACGCGGCGAATTCGGTCGAGAATGGCGCGGGATGACCAACGCCACCAATCTGCCGGTTGACCCTGATCACGCTATCGGGGATCTTCGTCTCTCCGACGATGACGTCGCCAGATCCGAAAGGCCTCGTCCGTCCGTCCGAGTGTCGAAATGTCCTCTTCATGGAGATCTGTCCGGCCGTCGAGGCCTCGACCCATTTCAGCGGGTACTTCTTCGATTTGTTGAAATGAAAGACGAGCTCGAAACAGGGAGCGAGTCGACCGGCCCAGTCCCCAGGGAGCCCGGGCCCCTGATCCCAAACGTACAGACCGAAGCGCCGCCAGCCGGAAGCGCGAAGCAGATCAAGCCAGTCGTCCCAATAGGGAACCCATTCCGAGCCCTTATGAACGATACCGAGATTCACGAGAAGCTGAGCGTCGTCGGCGAAGGGAGCAGCTTCGACGACTCGAGCCATGAGCGACGTCCAGTCGGCGAGCGAGCTCTTCGCTTCTTTCGTGTAAGCGCGCTGATCGAGATAAGGAGGACTCGTAAAGAATAGATCGACGAGATCCTCGCCCATGACTCGACGCGCGCTCTCGCGTTCTCGACTGTCCCCGCAAAGAAGCGCATGATCTCCCAAGCGCCATAGATCACCGCTCTTCACCTTCCAGATCTCGAGCAGCTCGTCGGCGCGATCGAGAAGATCGTCGTCGTCTGTCTTCTCTTCCTTCGGTCCTTCTGAAGCGACGAGCGCTCGAAGGTTTGCGATGTCGCTCGACCATTCGCGAGCGATCGTCTTCCCGAGTCCCCAGGCCTCGAGATCGCTCGCGTCGAATTCGTTCGCGAGCATATCCCAATCGAAGGAGCCTGTCGCCGTCGCGTGAGACTCGACGATCAGACGCTTTCGCTCCTTCGTCGTGAGCGCGCGCGAGCTCTGGCGCATGTCGACGGCTTCCTCGAGACGGCCCGCCGCCTGAAGGACGCTGTATCTCTGGTGCCCATCGTAAAGCTCGAAGTCGGGACCGATGGCGATCGTTTGGAATTGTCCGAGATCGTCCCAGAGCTTCAGGAGCGGACAGGAC